TAAAAACAGTTATTCAAACATATTTAAAACCAAATGTCACACTATTTGCGTTATTTGATTGTTGTAATAGTGGTACTGTTTTAGACCTTAAATATCAATATTTAGATAGTTTAAATTATGATAATTATACAGAAAATAATAAGGCATCAGATACTCTCGGAAATGTTATAATGATAAGTGGATGTACAGATAACCAAACAAGCGCGGATGCTTTTATTAATAATACATCACAGGGTGCTATGACATGGGCATTTATTGAATCTGTTAATAGTAAACCCAAATTATCTTGGAGAGAATTAATACAAAATATGCGCAAATTGCTTACAAACTCTCAGTATACACAAATACCACAATTATCAACAGGAAACAGTTTTAATATTGATACTAAAATATTTATTTAAGTATTTAATATGTTGGGTTTTAAAGTTCTAAAATTAGAACAAAAAATGTAATAATATTAGAACTTTTTAACAATTATTTATTTGTGTTATAAAATTTTTATGAAAATTGGTTTTATAATGGTTGAGATCCCTTTATTTATATAGAGGCATCTAAATTCAATCGCCACGAATTTTTCTTTTATGCGGTCTTTATTTGCTTGATAATATGAATATTTTTTATAAATAAGGGTCCAACTTTATATATGTGTTGTTGTGCCATCTGCATTTTCAATAATAAAATTAATTTTTGAATTGATGTTATTATTTTTATTTTGAATATTAACTAATTTTTTATGTAAATTTGTTTTTTGATGTGTAGTAAAATTTCCCTTTAAAATTTTTTTTCCACAAGAACATAGAACTTGCTTTGCCCTGTCTGCTAATAATCTTTCCTTATTTTTCTCATAGTAACTTTTTTGATAGGTTAAGTAGGTAATATAATTTTCGTTATGATATTTCAGTTGATATTGTATTCTTTCTAATCTATTGGTGTAATAATAGGAGAGCTGATATTCTATCATTTTTATAAAATTGGCGTGATATTTTTGTAAAATATTTGCTCTGTTTTTTCCGTAATATGTATTCATTTTAACAATTCAATTTTGTATATGCATTATAATATTATATATTACAATTCAATTTTTTTAATTTAATAAATACTTATATATACAGCATTTTTCACATAAGTATTAAAGTTGCGTTTTATTTTCTGTTACGGTGTGACCCATGTATTTCAAAAAAATCATCTATATAACTAAAAGACTTATTTTTTATTTCTTCATATCTAATGTTCATTAATTTAATTCTTTCAAGACATGTTGTTTTATTTAATTCTACATTAGGTAAAACGGGTTTTACTTTATTATAAATATTATCTACTATTTGTGTTAATGTGTAATTTTTTCTTTCATTTAATTCATAAAAATTAAATATAACAACATTATTATAATAATTATATTTTTCGTCTATAAATTTATTCATTAATGGTCTTTGTGAACAAATGAATACTAATTTATATTTGTTATTATATTTCTTTATTAATTCGTCTATATTAGTATCATGACACTTAATAGCAATAATATTTTCAAAATAAGTTTCAAAATAACTTTCAAAATTATGATCCCAAGGTCCTATTATTTTTTTATTATATAATTCAGGAATTAATCCATATATAGCATTTACTAATAATGTACTTGCGGTATGAGTTGGCGAAGTTTGAATAATAAGTAATTTCATATATATATTATATAAATATTTAAAGAAACTATTTAAAGAAACTATTTATGATAAAATCATATGAGACTTATGATGCGTAAACTCTTTAAATTAAAATACTATTATATATTATGTTTAAACATTTAGAGCAACTAAATATGGGATATGGAGAACATTTTTTACACTCCATGTCATATTGTTTTATGTCATTATCCGCATCATTTTATTTTTTTATACACGCCATTTACCCAGACGCATTTGAATTTGATGGTTCTAGACAAATTCGTTATCTAAATGAACTATTATCTGCAAAATAAGATAAGTATTTCAACTTTAAATAAAATATTAAAAATTTATATTTTATTTAACTTTATAATAGTAATCATTATTAAAAATTGTTTTATTTTTAATACTTCTTGACATTTTGGCAGCTGATATATTTTCATCTTCCGCTGCCTTTGCAATTGTATCCCATGAAGATAGCACTTGTTCACTTTTTAATTCTATTTTTTCAACTTTTTTACCAGTAGATGAAGTAGTTTTATGTTTATATTCATCTACTTTTAATGAAATTCCATAATAACCTTCGTTTGAACCTTGTTCTGTCCAAACTGTTGACTTTAACGCATATTCACACGCATTTAAATATTCTTTTATTTTATTTAAATCATCATTATCTATTGATTTATTCATTTGTTGTTTCCATCGTTGATATTCTGAAAGTAATGTTGCATTCAATATTTTTCCACTAGGACTAAATTTACATACTTGAAATAAAAATATTTCTACATCATTATTTGTATAACGTTTTTTATACTCAGTTTGTATTAATTTTACACCAATGTAACCATGAACCACTTGATTTTTATTTTGATTTGAAATTCTTGATGGTTTAAATCTAGTATCTAAGTAAGTTTTAAATGCGTGAAAAGTATCTTTTTTAGGTTTTATCTTATTCCAAATACGATATGCTCCTTCCATATTTGTAGACGATTCTTCAACATCCGAGCGAACAATGCACATCGTATTTATAAACTCATTAAATTTGCTAGTTTGTTCATGTTCATTCAATAAAGGGTTTTGATAAACAGATACATTTTCTGTTTCAAATAATTGAAGTGCGTTCTTTTGTGTTTTTAATTTTTCGTTTAATTCATTAATCTGAACTGATTGAATTCTAATACTTTCATTACATATTTTTAACTGATTTTTTAATTCTTCGTTTTCACTCAATAACTCTTCATTTTGTTTTAATAATTTATTAAAATTATCTATGCTGTATGTTTTAGAATGAATAATATCTTTTATATATTTTGTTAGTTGACTAATAGTAAAATTAGTAGTATTGTATGCTATAATTTCTGTTTTATTTTTTTCATTTAATAGAATATTTCTTATTTGTTTTTTTATTATAGGATGGGTTTTAATTAAATTTTCTATTTCTACTTTATTTTGTACTTTAAATGCTTCTACTAATGTAAAATTATCATAATGCTTATGATGATCAATAATTCTATTGGATAAATTATTTGTATGTCCGAATTTAATTAATTTTTCATTTGCTTCATTACTATTATTAATTGTTCCAAAATATATACATTCTGTGTTTGCTGGAAATTGATTTATTAATGTTTGTTCAATTGCATTTTGTTTTTCCTTCTCAGCTTCTAAACTAATTTCAATAATTTCTTTTTTATGATTTTCTAATTGTGTTTTTAATTCTTCACATTCTTCTTTTGTTATTTCAATCATAATTTTTTCAAGTTTAATAAAATAATCGTGAACCTCATCTGCTTTTTTTGTTTCAGATTTTAAACAAAATTTTTTAAAGGTTTCAATGTTTAACATAAAAATTTCTTTATTATGACCTCCATGTATACGGATATCCTGCTTTGCTGGTTGGCAAAGCAATAATTCATAATCTTTATTAATAACAAAATTTTTTTCTAATAAATTCTTTGCTTTTTGTTTAGTAGAAAACCCTAACCACTGCCATACATTATCTAGTTCAATTACAAAATCATTTGTTGAATCATATTTTAAGTAACAATAAAAACTCGACAAAAATAATTGTTGTTCATAATTAGTAAAATTATTTTTTACTTTTTCAACTAATTTACTTTGATAATTACCGGAGAATTTAGTAATTGGATTGTTCTCAATAAGATTGACTATGTCTATGCTCATTTTATATTCTATTATATGAATATGTCTTTATATTGTTTGTTGCTTTGAATAATAATAAGCAACTTAAATGCCTGTTACATATGTTATTTTTGTTACCTTCTTTAGTGTGCATGTTTTGCTTAACCTGAACGATAAGCGAGACTAATGTATAAATCTTTATTTTATGTGTATATTTTATATAAGAAACTTTAAAAAGGGTGTAACAAGGTTGTCCATACCTTTTGTTGCAACAAAAGCAATATATTTTATGTACATATTTATAATTTTATTACCATTTGCTCTTTTTTACCGCTATTTTAGGTCCTTGACCGCGTTTTTTCACATTATTTGGGTCATATTGTTCTCCATCATCTTCATCATCGTTGATTTGTTTAGATAATTCCCAAAATTCCTTTGATCCTAATCTAAAATCATTATGCTCATCTGCCTTGTACCAAAATACTTGATCTTGTAATTTATTAGATTTTGAGTTATTATTTATAACCAAGCACTCAAAATTCTCAGTACATTGATCCATCACCTGACAAAACGATTCAAATGTAGGAAACATACCAGCGTAATTCTCATAAATACGCTTTCTATTAGCAATATATGGTTCTCTTAAAATAAATACATAATCAATGTTAGTTCTGAGCGTAGGAGGTATGCCTAAAGGATATTGCATTGTGATGAGTAACATGACCTTCCAGTGTCTACCATTCATAAAGAGGAGACGCATCATTTTATCCCTAGCCCATGTATTATCATAAAGACAATCATCTAAAATTACAAATGTTCTTGGGTCAATAGTGCTTCGTCTAAATGTTTCTATTTCTTTTCTAATTTGTTTTAAAACACCTCTTTGTCTTTTTAAAATATTTTCAATAATTGCAGTATTGTATTCATTATGAATAAACAATTTTGGCACCATTTTTCCGTAAAATCCGTTGCCTTCTTCTGTTCCCGAAATGACTGTTCCAATAGGAATATCCTGATGATAATAGAGCAAATCTCTGACTAAAAAAGATTTACCGGTATCACGCCTTCCTATTAATACTATAACTGGACCTTTGGATTCATTTGGCTTAAAAGTAATATTTTTCATATCAAATCTTTTTAACTCTAAATTCATATATTTATATTAGACATATAAAACATTTTATATTAACGAATTTTATAAATTATTTGTAAATATTAAGGATATTCTCAAATAATAAGTTAAATATAATTTAATTTAATATTTTTATTGACAAATGACGCTTTCAGTAAATTACCAAAAGAGAAAGAATATTAACTTGTTTAACAAGTTTCAAACTAACAAGAAAATTAATCTTACAGATGCTCAAAATTATATACCCATTTATGATAGATTTTTTTCATTAAATTCTACTAATTGGAATTCTATTAATTTAAATCATCAATGGGCTATATCTGATATTAAAGATTTACAAAATAAAAATGAGGATAGTGAACATATATTTACTTGCAAACTTAAACATATTTCTGAGGACGATGATATGTCTGCTACACAAAAAGTTTTTATTAAAATGGCGCCATTGTTGGACCCGTTCAAATATTTAGTTGGAAAATATAATTATAATGATACTCAATTATTTAATTTACCATCATTTGACAAAAATAGTAAAGTTCATCCTAAAATTAACGACTATAATAATTCTTCATTTATTGATGGATTTTTTTCATTTTTAACAAGCAAAATTTTACATGAACATAAATTTATACACGGTCTTGATTATTATGGTTCTTTCTTAGCTATTAAAAATGATTATAATATTAATATTATCGATGACCTAGATTATTTAGTTAAATCTGATTTTTTTAATAAACAACAAAATAAATTATTTAAAGTTGAAGATTACTCTCATTTAATTACTCATGATGAAGTTAACAAATTACAACCTTTAAAAATTTCATCCAGTTTAAAATCTGTATTATCTGTTCAATCTATTGATGATAATATATTTGAAAATATTTTTTGCGACACATTATCTCTTGAAGATATTAAAACAATTGGTATTGACTTAATTGATATTACCGATTCTAATTGTTTTGATGTTTCTAATCAACATAAATCTAACACTCTTAAATCTGGGTCTACTTGTTCATCCAGATCATCTCATACTAATGATAATGATTTGGATGATGCCGAAGGCACAGAAGATGATAATACTAATACTTTTAAAAATAATAATAATGAAGAAAAAGAAGAAGACGAAGAGCATAAGGAAGATGCGGATGATGATGAGGATGAGGATGAGGATGAGGATGAGGATGAGGATGAGGATGAGGATGAGGATGAGGATGAAGAAGAAGAAACTATAATGCTCACATTTCCCAAATTTCCAGTTCAAGTTATATGTACCGAAAATTGTGAAAATACATTTGATGATTTAATTATTAACGAAAATTTAAATGAGGAAGAATGGTTTTCGGCATTAATGCAAATTATAATGATGTTAATTACTTATCAAAAAATGTTTTCATTTACTCATAATGATCTTCATACTAATAATATTATGTACATTCCAACTAACAAAAAATTTATCTATTATACTTATAAGAAAAAAACATATAAGGTTCCAACATTTGGAAAAATATATAAATTAATTGATTTTGGACGAGCTATATATAAATTAAATGGAAAATTATTTTGTAGTGATAGTTTTCAACTTGGCGGAGATGCCGCTACACAATATAATACTGAACCATATGTTAATGATAAAAAACCTCGACTAGAACCTAATTTTAGTTTTGATTTATGTAGATTAGCATGCTCTATTTTTGATTATATTGTTGATAATTTTGATACAATTAAAAATTTAAATGAATGTTCTCCTTTAGTTAAATTAATAGTTGAATGGTGCATTGATGATAATGGAATTAACGTTTTATATAAAAATAATGGAGTTGAACGTTATCCTGATTTTAAATTATATAAAATGATTGCGCGATGTGTTCACAATCATACTCCTCAAGCACAATTAGAACGCAAAGAATTTAGCAAATTTTTAGTTTTAAACAAACATATTGTTAAAAATGAAATTATTATTAATATTGATGACTTACCTTGTTATATTTAGACAATTATTATCTCTTATTATAATAAATCTTATGTCAAACTATGGATTTATTATTACAAGACATGTTAATTCAGAAAAAACAAATTTATACTGGAACCAATGTGTTAAACTAATTAGAACATTTTATCCGTTTAAACAAATTATAATTATTGATGATAATAGTAATGTAGAATTTGTTAAACCTGATTTTGAATATACTAATTTAACAATAATTCAATCAGAATATCCAGGACGAGGCGAATTACTGCCTTATATTTATTATTTAAAATATAAATGGTTTAAAAATGCTATAATTATACACGATAGTTTATTTATTCACAAAAGAATAGATTTTTCCAAATTTAAAATGTCAGTACTACCATTTTGGCATTGTAAATATGATAATGAAAATCAATATAATATAGTGCGTATAGCATCTGCATTATCAAATAAACATAATTTAATTAGAAAAATTAATAAAAAAGAAGAAAATGTTATTCATTTTAAATTTACAGATACAAATGAGAACTTTAATATATGTTTTGGATGTCAGTGTTATATAAAATTAGATTTTTTAGAAATGTTACAACATAAATATAACATTACTAATTTAGCACATTCAATTTACAATAGAACAGATCGTTGTTCTTTAGAAAGAATTTTAGGACTACTTTTTTGTGAAGAATATCCAAAATTACTTAAAATTCAATCACTTTTTGGAAATATTTTTAAGTTTCCTAATGCGTTTACTTATAATTATGATGATTATAGCAATGATTTGAAACGAGGAAAACTTGTAAAATTAGTTGTTAAAGTGTGGACTGGGCGTTAAAGTGTGGACTGGGCGTTAAAAAGGAGGATTATCTGTAAAAGCTAATGGAGTTTCATGAATAACTATGTCGTTAATTACTGGTTTTAACTGTTCTAATATAAAACTACCAATTACAACACTAACATAAACTAACAAAGAATCTCTAATTAACAATTTTAAAGGTTTTGGTTCGTTATTAATATATCTCATTTCTAAAAATTTAGCAATTAAAAAAATTACAGATATAATTCCAGCTACTAAAAATATATTATTCATATTACAATATATTTTTAGTTTTCTTAATTTTAAATAACGCATAAACATTTTTAAATATCAATATCACATATTTAAGTTAAAATTTCAATATCATCTAACACAATATCTGTATTTAAATTTACTTCCGGTTGACCCATTATCTGAATGTCTAAAACATCTAATGACATTTCTTCATTTGAAATTTTAAGTTTATCGTCATTTTCCTCTTCGTCTATTTTTCTTTGTATATTTCTTAATGTACTTATTTCTTCAAGTCTTTCAATTGTTTTTGGAGCATTAATTAGTTCTTCTTTTCCATTTTTTAACATAACTGAATCAACATCATTAAATTTTAAACTAACATTTTCATCTTTTCCTTCAAATATTGTTTGGGGTTCAGTATTAACTGGAGGTTCAATAATTTGTTCCTTTATTTCTTCAACTACTTCTTCTTCAACCGTTTCATCCATATATGCCCTTAAAATACTTTCAATTGGAATACTATCTCTTACTGCATTTAAAATACATTCTTGAACAATTATTTCCAATTCTCTGTTATGTTTTTGAATTTGTAAAGAAGAACAATTTAATTCAAATAAATACACATTTTTATAAATTTTTCTAGCTACATTGATATAACATTTATGAATAAAATCATCTAATTTTGGGATATTAATATCAATTTTCTTTTGTTTTTTACCAACACGCATTGCTGTTAATAATTTAAGTTGAATTATATGAATACAAGTTACTAATTCTTCTAAATATGAGCACCCACTTTTATCAATAATTCTTTTTTTTTCTGTTTCAATAATACTTACATTCCATTTTGGAATTCTTGAAATTAAATTTTGAAATGTCATTAAATATTTACCGGTTTCATCATTATCTTTGCAAAGTTTATATGATTCATCAAATATAGATTTAAACCCTTCAATAATTAAAGGAGTTAAAATTGTCAGTAAACGAGCACCCCACTCATTTTTTGATTCATGTAACGAACTAACATTAAAATCATCCATAATAAACATATTTGATTAAATATTTTTATTATTTAAACTAATTAAATTTACTAAATTATATTTTATAAATTATATAAAAGTAACATTTTCAAGAGATAATTTGTTATCTAAAAAAGTAAAATTTATTACAAATATTAATAATATTTTTTCATTTCTAATTTCTTTTTTTATTTTGTTAAAAGCTATTAATAATTCGTATCTTTTATCTTGTTCTATTGAAAAATATCCATCTTCAATTAATTTTATTATATCTATTGAACTATACGCCTTTTCATATAATTTTGTCACAAATATTTGTAAATCTTCGTGTTTCATTGTTGCAATTATTGATTTTTGAATTTCTTTTTTTAACCAATCGCCTCTTTGGTTTTTTATATTTGTTAGTTTAAAAGTTTCTTCTAAATTATATTTATACAAATTTATTATTTTACCTTTATTTTCTGGTTCAGAAATATAAATTTCACAAAATCGTGATAAAATTGGTTTTAATAATTTATATTTATCCTCAACAATTATAAAAAAACGGGTATTATGACTAAATAATTCAATACATCTTCGTAAGGCTGATTGGGCGTCCATTGTTAGTTTATCACCATTAAATAACACTATACTTTTAAAAGTATCTCCTCCATTTGAATGAATATGAGTTTTTGCAAAAAATTTTAAATCCTCCCTAATAAATTTAATTCCCTTTCCATGAGCACAATTAACATACATTACCAAATCTTTTATTTTTTCTTTGTTTTCATCATAAATTAATGAAATAAATTCATTCACAATAGTACTTTTCCCAGAACCACTAGGACCATTAAAAATTATATTTGGTATCTTATGAATTGAATAAAAGTATTTTAATTTTTCTTTTATATTTTGATGAATATTTAATGACATTTAAATGCTAATTAATATAAAAAAAGTATTTTTATATTCTAATATTACGTATTAATTTAATTTATTGTAATAATTATTTAAATACAAATAAATAATTATTTAATATGGACGATTTACCAGAGAAATTTGACCACATGTTTTATTCAAACTATTATAATGATTTATTTAATGCGTTTGGACATAATAAACAATTACTAGAAAATCATTATTTAAAGTCTGGAAGATTTGAAAATAGAAAATATTGTGTTTTACCAGATAATTTTAATTGGAAAAAATATATTCTATCCAATACAGATGTATTTAATACAATAGAAATGTGTACCAAGGATAATGCAATTTGTCACTTTTTAAATAACAAACATAATTTAAATACTTACATTAATGATGACGATGATGATGTTAATATGATTAATGACAAACCTATATATATACTTTATTATGCGTTTTTGTATGATGGACAAAAATGGAAAAATATTATAGCTGGACAAATAAGAGATATTTATTACAGTGGTATTTTAAAAATGAGTAAACTGCACGCTGTATTATCAGGAACCCCTTGTGAAATACAAGAGGCCAAATTATTAATACAATCTATTATTAATGATACTATTGACATTACAGAAGTTTATGAAAATACATATGAGTTTTCTGCTTTTATTAAAATTAGAGAATTAGCTTTATTAAACCCAAATAAAATATTTATTTATTTACATAGCAAAGGCATGATTAATAATAACCCAAGTCAAAATAGAACTATGATAGAAATCTTATTGACTAGGAGTACATTATTAAATTGGGATACTACTTTATTTATTTTTAACAATTTTCAAGAAATACAAAAAGCGGGCAGTTTTCCTGCTCAAGAAGGTTGGATATGGTTTAATTTTTGGTGGGCAAGAGGAAGTTATTTAATTTCTTGCAATCCTATTGAAATTCCTATTAATATGGTAGAAAATGATAGATTTATCTGTGAAAGTTGGTTAGGAAGGAGCGGTAACAACACATGGACGGATATTTATTCTTTAGTAACAAAAAATATATCTTATACTAAAGATATAGAAGCTCAGTTATTACAATTTTTTAAGAGTTATTTCTAGAAAGTTAAGAGAAATATATTAATAAAAGTCATTAAATAACATATTATTTAGACCGCACTAGACAAACTATGAGTATACGGATTTTCTTTAAATGCGTTTAAAATATCAGGCGCAATCCGTTCACAACCTTGACAATTATCATAGTATTGTGGTGTATTTATTTTTCCATATGTTTGTACAGAAGGACCCGAATTTATTATATTTTGCGGAGCCCATAACCTGTTATTTTCTCTATCAGAATCTAATTTTGACATTGTTACATTCATTTGAGAATTAAAATGTTTTGAATTTCCTTGATTTGTACGACCTACTACAGTTTTTTCTTTTACTTGATTGTTAGTTTGACGATAAACAGCGTCATATTGACGATTTCCGTGGTTAGATGACATTCCCATAAAAGTTTCATGATTCATAGTATCTCTTTGATTTGTTATTGGATTTTGATCATTTACTAAATAACCTGCATTATCTTTTTGACTATTAATGTATCCATTTGGTTGATAAAGAGTAGTTTCCTTTATTGTTGTATTTGTAATATCTCCTGGAGTTAATACATAGTTTTCTGAAACTTGACCACTCATATTACCATATATGCGCATATTACAAGAATATTCTTCTTTTCTTGATGGTTTTAATATATCCATAATTGGACTAATAACTGCTCCAATAGCACTAGAAAATCCTGAACCAAAAGATTGTGGTTGTTTATTTATTGAGCGATTATTTTCATAATTTGTATGACTATTATGACTTTTTTCTGATGATTTATTTTGTAATGGAGCTGTTCCTGTCGCCACTGAATGTCCTATATCAAATCCTTCTAATTGAATTCTTTTGGTTTCTTCATGACGAGTAGGAACATAACTTGCTGTTTTTATAACGCTATTTGGAGTTCCGTGTTGATATGTTGTTGTTTCATTTCTTGTAGATGGTTTTACAATATAATTCGGAACTAATTGTCCTGCTTTTTCTGCTCCAGTTGTAGTTAACCAACGGTCTTGAGTATTAATAAAAAATGTATCTGGTCTATATTTTTCAACTTTTCCTTCAATGCCAATATTTTTTATAACAGATTGTGCAGGACCTTGTAATCCATTAAGGTCGTATTCTTGTTTTGGATTTGTTGCTATACGAAGTTCATCTACTGTTTTTGGTAACCATTTATCACGGACTTCCATTCCAGAATTAAAACCATTACTTCCATCAGCACTATATCCTTTATCCAAACCAGGACCTACGCGAATTGATTCAAATGGTTTAACCATATTATTTTTATTTACTGGATTTTGTCTAGATTGATAAAAATCACTCATGTCTGGCATACCATATGTCCATTGAACATTTTCTTGAGGTTTAAACAAAGGCGCTTGTTCTATTTTTTTTATAACTTGAGAACCACTACCTACATAATTATCTAAAATTGTTTCAGCATTATTATTATTATAAATTTGACCTTTTGGCTTACCACCATTAAACGGAACCATATTATTATGTTTAAACATTTTTGTTGACATATAATCACCGCTTAAAGAATAAAATTCTTGGATATTGTTGCTAACCGGAACTCCTGCTCTTTCTTTTTCTTCATACATATTTTGATTAAAATATTTGTCAGTTGCCACGTTAGGATTAGGATATTCTTCAACATTATCAATTAGTTCCTTATTATTCATAATAGGATAATTTTGGGGAGGAATATTTGTATTTGGCAAATAATTACTAAATCTAGATTCTGATGTTTTTTCTTGTAAGTTAGATTTAATTCCCATATTGTTAAAGTTTTCTTTTGATTTTGTTTGATTTGAAATAATATACATTCCACCTAATGCTACTAATGGTATTGCTAATTCCATATTATATATATATATAGTCTTTAAAAAAAGTATTAAAATATAAACTTGATATACATTTTATTATTTAAAGGTCCTTAAAGGTCCTTAAATGTCTTTAAAGGTCTTTAAACCTTTTCTCATTTTACTAGAAAGTAATTAGTTAAATATGTATTACAATTAATATACATATTATATATTGTATATTAATATGTATAATTATTATTGTATTTTAGACCATGAGGTATTTAAATCGACATAACATTTATCTAAATTTTATTTAACTTCCCCGGTAATCTGTGACCGAATAATATCATATATATTAATACAAACGATGCTATCAAAATACTTCTACGTTCAGCAACCTCATTTTGTTGTCCTAATCCGAATATCATAAATACGCATAGTATAATTCCAATTATTATCGAATGTAGTATCATCATCCAGTGCTCCTCCATTTTTATATATACTATTTAGAATTTAATTATTCCTAAATGTACTTTTGACTAATTTTAAAAAACAAGGAAGATAAAAAAGTTATACCGTCGTAGGTGAAAACCCAACGGTTGATTTCACAATTTTTTCTTATGTTTGCCTATTAGAATTGGCATTTTAAATGAGAAAATACATTTAAATTACTATTTAAACAACTTTTATACACTATTTTATTTATATACATCTGTTGGTAATGTATAGCATTGACTATTTCCATGAAGTTCTTTTATAAAATTATCTTTTTCTAAAATTCTTGTGTTTGTATAGTTTTTAAAAGGCATTTCGGTATTTAATTGTGGATTTTTTGGCAAAATATATGCATGATTTTGTTGTAAATCTCTTGCCGTCCACGCCGGCATTATTGCTCTACCTTGATCGGTAGTTAAAAATTTATCACATACCGGATAATCTATTGGAGAAGCATATACCGTTTGACGCTTATATTTATCTTTATTTATACAATCTCTATTTAATTGCCTATCTATTCCTAAAAGAGAACTTTGAATGTCTGTACTATGTGTCCATAAATTACCTCCCCATTTTTGAGGAATTATTTGAGGGTCTAATATAAAACAAGGTTTGTCGCCATTTCCAGGAACATCTAAATACCACCTTTCTTGGTCTGTTTGTTGCTGAAGTTGTTTTATTATTCTTGCCGGGTCATCATGAAATCTTGTAAATGCCATTATATATATACATTTAAATAAATTATGCTTAATTATTTTATAATTATAAATAATTTTATTTAAACATATTTAAAAGCATTTAAACCAAATTATAAACTATTCAATATTTGATATTTGATATCACATATTTCAGAAAAAATATAATATTGTTATTATTAATGGATTTAAATATTAATAATAACAACGATAATAATACTATTCGCAAACGAATTAATTATATATAAAAATCAAGTTATAAACATCGCATTATCAATTATTATAATGACTTACTTCATTAAGATATAAATGCAAGCATTAAAATTAAGAGCAATTATTATTTATTTTCAAGTATTTCAATACGATTCTTAATACTTTTTATTTCTTCAATCGCATAAATTAATAGATTAAACCATTCAATACCTTCTGGGGAACCATCCGCATTTTTCCAAGTGAAATTTGAATCTATTGAATTTAATTCTTCTGCAATGTAGCCTATATAATGTTTATTGTCTGCTTTTGCATCATATTCCCTCGCTGTAATATTATACAATTTTGATGTATCTTGTTCTAAATTTATAATATTTTTTTTATACTTAATTGAAGATGAATTATATGTTATTTCACTTGTAGTGGTATTATATATAAGGTTCGGGGACGCTAACGGATCAGATCTAATTGGAGCAATATATGTACCTGCTGTAGCTCCTGTTACACTTGTTCCTAATGCTGAAATAACAATTGAATTTGCGGATTGTCCTGTTTCCCCTGCATTTACACCAATTGCTATCGCGTTTGTTCCTTGTTCAAAATTACCTGCTTGTTTCCCAATTGCTACCGCACCCGAACCTTGTTGTGATTCCCCTGCATTTACACCAATTGCTATCGCGTTTCTTCCTTGTGTAAATCGACCAGCATGTAAACCAATTGCTACCGCGCCCGAACTTTGTGCGCCTTGCCCTGCTTGAACCCCAATTGCTATCGCGTTTGTTCCTTGTTGTGTTTCCCCTGTTCGAATTCCAATTGCTACCGCACCCGAACCTTGAGTAACTTGCCCTGCTTGAACCCCAATCGCTATCGCATTGTCTCCTTGTTGTGTTTGACCGGCATAATTTGCAAATGCTAATGAAGTATTTCCAGTAATTTGCCATGTATTTGTTAGGTCATTCCAATTTAATGCCTGAGCCCATATAGTGCCATTTACTCCTACAGTTCCTGTTGCGCCTGTGGCCCCTTGTGGTCCCGTGGCCCCTTGTGGTCCCGTGTCTCCTGTTTCTCCTGTTTCTCCTGTTTCTCCCTGAATACCTTGTGCTCCAGTTGCTCCAGTTGCTCCAGTTGATCCAGATCCTGTTGCTCCTGTAAATCCAATTGGTCCTATCGCCCCGCCTTTTCCTGGCACCCCAGGAGGCCCTTGACTTCTAGCTCCGTTGTAATTACAACAACCTTTAGACCCTAAATAATTTGAATAACTATTAGACATATATAATATATATTAATAAATATTAATTTAAATAAATCACGCTAAATAATTAATTAATGATAATAAATATTGAAAAACTTAATTATAATATCAAAAACAATGAATTTAAAAAAATTAATCATAAAGAATATAATTATTTAAAATTATATGATGACCTTGGAATATTTGAAAGAATTATTGGGTTAATTAAAAAAGTTAAAGAATGTTTTGATGAAGATGTGAAATTTATTTCATATGATACTACACACGGAGGATTTATTCCAATTAATTTAACAACAGAATTTACAATAATTTACATTTGTCAATATGATATAGCACATATAACTAACATAAAAAATAATATTAATTCTTTAATTTTAAAGAAAAATCAAAATAGATTATTTATTTGTGATTCAGAAAATAATTTTTCAGGGATAAATAATATTTCTTTAAATATTTCACAAGAACATCTTTTATTCCATGATATTACACAATGCATTTTTATCACCAAACATAAATTACAATCAAATTATTTAACAAAATATAGTTTACAATATTCAGAATATTATGTATATGTTGGTTTAAAAAAAAATGCTCTATTTACAAAAATATTCCACAATTATATTACAGAAAATAATATTTTAATTTTTGATAATTTAATTAATTTGTGTATAATGGTAAAAAACGGAGGTCCTCAATTTGAACAAATGTTAACTGTAAATTTAAATTTAATTGATAGTTGGACTATATTAGATACAGGAAGCACTGACAATACAATTGAAATAATAAATAATTTATTGGTTGGCAAAAAAAATGGAAATCTATATCAAGAACCATTTATCAATTTTAAAGATAGTCGTAATAAATTACTTGAATTAGCTGGAACAAAATGTAAATTTAATTTAATGTTAGATGATACTTATATTCTTAAAGGAAATTTACGCAATTTTTTAAATGAAGTTCGCTCAGACCAATATTCAAATTCATTTACATTGTTTATTCATAGTGATGATACTAAATATGGTTCAAATCGTATAACTAAAAGCAATTCTGGTCTTAAATATATTTATAAAATTCACGAAGTAATTGATGAACAAAATAACACTAATATTGTAATTCCTGAAAATAGAGCATATATATTTGATGAAAGATATGATTACATGAATACAAGAACAATGGATAGAAAACAATTAGATTTAAAATTATTATTTGAAGAAATTGATGAAGACCCAAATAATCCTCGCTCTTATTATTATTTAGGACAAACATATAATCAATTAGAAGATTATGAAAAAGCGTTTTTTTATTTTATGAAAAGATATGAATTTAGTAATTCAGGATTTATTCAAGAAAGAGTTGACGCTGCTTTTGAAGCAGCGCGAATCGCTAATTTTAAATTAAATAAACCTTGGGATGAATGTGAAAAAATGTATAATAATGCATTAAAAATTGATGAAACCAGACCAGAATCATTATATTTTATTGGCATTCATTATTATTTAGAAAATAATTACAATAAAGCATATATATATTTTAAAAAAGCATTTGAAATTGGATTTCCAATTCATTGCCAATATTCTCTTAAACCTACATTAAGTTTTCATTTTTTACCCAAATTTTTATGTAAAATTTGTTATTGTTTAAATGATTATAAATTAGGACTTCTTTCAGCAGAATTATATTTACAACATAATAATGATACTTCTGAAGACTATCAAGAAATATTATCATGGCATAATATTTATAAAAAATTAAATATTTATTCAGGACCTAAAATTCCTAAAATACCCAATAAACCTATTTTATGTTTTGTTGCTGATGGCGGATTTTATCCTTGGACTGGTTCTAATATTTTAACGAGTGGGGTTGGAGGTTCAGAAACATATATTATAGAAATGGCAAGATATATTAAACAAAATAATTTTTTTGACAAAATTATTGTCTTTTGCAATACACCTGAAGAAAAGGATGAAAATTTTGAAGGGGTTAATTATCAACATTTAAATAAATATTATGAATTTATTAATAATAATTATATACATACTTGCATCATCAGTCGGTTTTCTGAATATTTACCCGTAACATTTAGTGGATTTGTAGAAAATGTATATTTTGTTGTTCATGATTTAACACCAAGCGGCAATGTAATACCCATAAACCCCAAATTAAAAAATATTTTTTGTCTTTCTGAATGGCATTCAGAATATTTATCAAATATATTTCCTACATTAAAACATATAATTGTTCCATTTTATTATGGAATTGATGATAGCGCAGACGGATTTCCTAATATTCAAAATAACGATATTAATCAATTTAAACAAAAATATAAATTTATTTATTCATCTTACCCTAATAGAGGACTTTTAGAATTATTACAAATGTGGCCAGAAATATATAACTTTCAACCTAAATCTACATTGCATATTTATTCTAATATTGAAAATGAATGGTCTAACCGAGTCGAACCTGATAAAATGTTAAAAATTAAACAATTATTGTATTCATACTTAGAAAGAAATATTGGAATACACTATTATGGTTGGGTTTCAAAAAAAGAAATAGCAGAAGCTTGGAAAACATCACAATATTGGTTGTACCCTTGTACTTTTATGGAAACCTTTTGTTTAACAGCACTTGAAGCCGCCAAATCTAAAACACTTGCTATAACTAATAATTTGGCAGCACTTAAAAACACTGTTGGAAATAGAGGAATAATTATAGAAGGAGATCCTACTACTAAAGAATGGCAAGAAAAAACATTAAAACATATTAAAGAATTATTAACTACCGATACTGACGATACCAATATGAATACTGATTTTTATAAAGAACACATTGAGAATAATTATAATTGGGCTTTAAATCTATCTTGGAATAATCAAGCAAATAAATTGTTAAATGAATATATTTTAAAACATAATATTGAATATAAAGGAATGTATAATTGGACTAATGATTTACCAGAAGGATCAAAAAATATATTTCTAAAAATGATTGAATATTTTAATATTAATCATATTGATAATAAGGACACTAAAATTTTAGAAATTGGAACATATACTGGCATTTCACTAATTAACATTATTAAATTAATACCTAATTCAATTGGTTATGGATTAGATAAATGGCAAAGTTATGAAGAGAATGAATTATTAACACAAATAGATAATTTACAAATAGAAAAATCATTTTACAATAATATTCATAATCAAGGACTTAGTAATAGAATATTTGGAATAAAAAGTAGTTCAACTGACAAATTAATCGAATTCATTAAAAATAATGTTCAATTTAATTTTATTTATATTGATGGAAGTCATTTGTTATTAGATTGTTATACAGACTTGGTCATGTCTTGGAATATTTTAGAAAAAGGAGGAATAATTGTTATTGATGATTATTTATATAAAAAAGACGAAAATATATTAAATAGCCCTTTTGAAGCAGTTAATTATTTTTTAAAAGCATTTAAAGAACAATATAAACTATTAAATATTGGTTATCGCATATTTTTAGAAAAAATATAATATTAGTTTTATAAAATCAATATAAAAATATAATATTGTTATTATTAATGAATTTAACTATTAATCATAACAAAGTCATTAATTTTTATTGGGGACCTATAACACAAATTGTTAGTAATATTGAATCATTTTGTCTAGAACATAAATTTCAAAATATATTAGAAATTGGTCCTGGATATATTCCATTTTCACTCTCAACCAAAACGATAGGATTTAATGAAAAAATAAAGGATTTTATTGAATTAGATATAGATACTAATAAATTACCATTTGAAGATGGGTCTATGGATTTTGTATATTCCAGACATACATTAGAAGATATTCAAAATCCTGATTTTTGTATGAACGAAATAATAAGAATAGCAACTTCTGGATATATTGAAACACCTTCACCATTAATTGAAGTAACTAAAGGGGTCGACGCTCAAGATAAAAGCATTAATTACGCTGGATATATACATCATAGATATATTATTTGGTCAAATATAGAAAAATGTGAAATATATTTTTTACCCAAATATAATTCTATAATTGATAATTATTTTGAACCTAATAGTGATAATAGAATGAAATATTATAATATCATAAATAACAACCCTATTTATTGGAATAATTATTTTATTTGGAAAGATAAAACACCTAAAGTTATTATGTATAAAAACGGAGTTAATTTTGGAGTTAAAAATCACATGATTACTGATTATAATGACTTACTTTATGAAGCCATAAATACAAGCATTCAAAATACAGACTATTTTATTATTAATTATAATAAAACTAATTTGTAAAAATATTACATTTAATTATTTTTACAAATTTTATAACAAATTAAATCCATTTATAAGGTCCATTCCCTTTAACATTTACATTTGATTTATATGGTTCAACTTCTATATCACAACGCTTTCCTTGAACTAACCAATAAAATTTACAATTCTCTCCATAAACTTTAAAACTATTGTCTTCCACTTCTGATGTATAAAGTTGTGTTGTTTCTCTTCCACAATAAATTTGAGTTAATTGAATTGTAAAATCTCTTGCTAACTTATTTACATATTCTGGAAGTTGAATTATTATAGATTCATTATTTATTATTTCTCCTTTTCCTCTATAATATACACCACTTTCTGGACCTTCTAAGCAACAATGAACTAAATATTTATCTTTATTTATTGGATGATCTATTATAAATGTTTTGTTAAAACTGGAATTAGCACTACTGTACGCTACTTCTTGTGTACCGGTGTTATATAACATCAATCTAAATGTTGTTCCTGTAGTGAGTAGTCTTAATGGCGCAATATATGTTGCATTTGCTGTAGCTCCTGTTACAATTGTTCCTAATGCTGAAATAACAACTGTATTTGCGGTTTGTCCTGTTTCCCCTGCTAGATATCCAATTGCTATCGCACCCGAACCTTGAGTACCTCGCCCTGCTTTTATACCAATTGCTATTGCATTGTCTCCTTGATCTGTTTGACCTGCTTGTAATCCAATTGCTACCCCACCCGTACCTTGAGTATCTTGCCCTGCGCTTGAACCAATTGCTACAGCATTGAATCCTTGTTGTGTTTGCCCTGCGTTTACACCAATTGCTATCGCATTTTCTCCTTGTGTACTTTGCCCTGCTTGAAATCCAATTGCTACCCCACCCGTACTTTGTTTTGTGAACCCTGCGTTTAATCCAATTGCTATCGCATTTTGTCCTTGCCCTGTGGACCCTGAGTTTACACCAATTGCTACCGCGTTTGAACCTTGTCCTGTGCACCCTGCATTTGAACCAATTGCTACTGCGCCCGAACGTTGAGTATTTTGCCCTGCGTTTAAACCAATTGCTATCGCGTTTGAACTTTGAATATTTAGCCCTGCGTTTGAACCAATTGCTATCGCATTTACTCCTTGAGTATTTTGCCCTGCGTTTGGACCAATTGCTACCGCGCTTGTTCCTTGAGTATTTTGCCCTGCGTTTGAACCAATTGCTATCGCATTTACTCCTTGAGTATTTTGCCCTGCGCTTGATCCAATTGCTACCGCACCCGAACCTTGTGTACCTTGACCTGCTTGTAATCCAATTGCTACCGCATTCTGTCCTTGCCCTTGTGTAGTTGTACCTTGACCTGCTTCTAATCCAATTGCTATCGCGTTTGTTCCTTGAATATTTTGCCCCGCGCTTGAACCAATTGCTACTGCATTTGCTTTTTGAGTACCTTGCCCTGCGACTGAACCAATTGCTACCGCACCCGAACCTTGGTTAATATCCCCTGCTTGAACCCCAATTGCTATCGCGCTTGTTCCTTGTATAAAATTACCTGCATTTAAACCAATTGCTATCGCGTCTGTTCCTTGTGTACCTGAACCTGCGAGTGAACCAATTGCTATCGCATCCCGTCCTTGTAGTGTTTGTCCTGCTTGAATACCAATTGCTACCGCGTTTATTCCTTGCCCTTGTGTAACTGTACCTCCTTGCCCTGCTGCTTCTCCAATTGCTACCGCGTTTGTTCCTTGAATATTTTCCCC